AACGTGTTCCTATCTCTTCTGAGCGCACTCCTGCACCTTCCGGATCGTCACCGGGACTCGCTCCACCCCCCGGTCTAATATTTCCCGGTTCGGCTGAACCCGGATCTTGTCCTAGATCGGCATTCAATTCATCTACGATTTCAGAATATGTTTCGTTGTAAAGTCTAGCTTCCCAGCCAGTGTCATTTGGAGTGTTTAAAATAACATTTCCTACCGCATCTATACTAGAGCCACCATTGCCGAAAGCAATTCTTTTTATAAAATAGTTTTCTTCTCTAGCCAATCCTCTAGCAATAACTCTAGCCATATTTTGAGTATGAATAGCATTACTCTTGTCTACAAGAGTTTTAATTTCATTAGTTTTAATATTTTTTTCTTTTATTAAAACTCTGGTGTCTATGCTTACATTAAATAAATCTTTCAAGGTGAAATCTCCGGTTTCATTATTATACACTTAGGATTTATACCTAAAATAAATGCAACATCCATTCTGGTATTACCGCTAAAAACTCTTTTTGTATTATTAAAATTAAAAATTATAGGCATAACCATCGGTAAGTTATTTTTAAATCCATCAAAAATGGCATCAAGGGTGTCCTCATTTCTATATTTTGGATATGATCTATAGCTTTTAATTAATTTTAATAAATCTTCTTTACTATTTAGTCTGCTTCTGTTTGATATTGTTGCATCAATTTGCTTATTTATTTGAAATATTTCCGAATTCTTGGCTGCCCTTAAAAAGCTATCTTCGGTAGGATATGGATCAAAATTTATTATGTCAGGCAAATCTTTAAGGATATACTCAACTTTATATTCGCGTTTCAGATCCTCATCTGAAGGCATAATCCAGTTGTCAAATTGTAAATCTTGTGGTACAATGTCATTTAATTTCATGCTATTATTTATAAGGATATACGCAATGTCAGTTATAAGCTCTTTACAGAAAAAGAATCTTTTGAATCTGGATTCTCATAAATTTGCTTCAGAAAATTCTATATTTGAAGGAATTACAGGATCATTTGCTTACGGAATGTCTGGAAATGCATCAGATGTAGATTTAATTTCTATTTGCATTCCTCCTGTTGATATGGTCTTTCCTCATACTACAGGATATATTGATGGATTCGGTCCTAGACCGCAAAATTTTGAAGTATTCCAGAAACATCACATTATTGATTCTTCTAAACAAAAAGAATACGATGTAACAATTTATTCAATTGTTAAATTTTTTAATTTAGCATATGACAATAATCCAAATATCATTGATATTCTTTTCCTTCCAGACAGATGTATAATTTTCCAAAATGAAATAGGAAAACTTATCAGACAAAATAGACATCTTTTTTTATCTAAAAAATGCTTCTATAAATTTATTGGATATGCATATTCTCAACTTAATAAAATTGGCTCTACTAGAAAAAGAGAAGAGCTAGTAGAAGAGTTTGGATATGATGTAAAGTTTGCTTCTCACACGCTTAGGCTAGCTTTACAAGCAGAACAGATATTGAACGAACATACTTTAGATCTCGAAAAAAATAGCGAAATCTTAAAATCTGTAAGACGCGGAGAGTGGAAGCTAGAAGAAATACAATCTTGGTTTAAGGAAAAAGAAGCCTCGCTAAATAAACTATATGAGACGAGTACTCTTAGATATTCGCCAGCTTTCGATGAAATTAAAACATTGTTGGTAAATTGTTTAGAAATGCAATACGGGGATTTGTCTTCCGTGTATAAGCATGAATACGATGGATCTATTCACAGAAAATACATGGAAATTGTTAAAATAATTAACTCTTGAGGAAAATATGGATTCTTTTGATTATCAATATATAAATTTATTACGAGACATTTTATTATTTGGAGAAGATAAAGCAGATAGGACCGGAATCGGAAGCCGGTCCTTATTTGGTTATTTCATAAGAGTTCCATTAAGTAAGGGCTTTCCAATAATTACTACCAGAAAAGTATCCTTACGTATTGCATTTGAAGAAACAATGTTTTTTCTACGCGGACAAACTAACACTAAAATTTTAGAAGATAAAAAAATAAACATATGGAAAGGAAATACTAGCAGAGAGTTTCTTGATTCTGTTGGACTAACAGATTTACCAGAAGGTGATATGGGTAAGGGATACTCATATCAATGGCGATCTTTCGGAAAAGACGAAAACAATCCCGGAGTTGACCAGATAGCCAATTTGATTAAAGAGCTTAAAGACAATCCAAATAGCAGGCGACATATTGTTTCTGCGTGGAATCCTGTTCAATTAAGCGAGGCTGCGTTACCGCCGTGCCATATATTAAATCAATATCAGGTAATTAATGGAAAGCTAAATTCTCTATTTTACATGCGCTCAAATGATGTATTATACGGTGCCCCTTACAACTTTATGTCTTATGCGTTGCTTAATCACATATTTGCAAAATATTTAAAAATAGAACCGGGAATTTTGTGTTATTCTTGCGGAGATGCCCACCTGTATTCAAATCAGCTTGAAATTGCAGAAAATCAATCATACAGAGAGCCATTTAAAGCCCCAATGATAAATATTAACAAAGATCTTAATAGTTTGGATGATATATTAAATCTTGAATTTTCCGATATAGAACTAATTAATTATGTTTCTTGGCCGGATTATAAAAACAAACCACCGATGGCCGTATGACAGATATTCTTAAAATTTTTCCACAAAAACAAAGAGAGAAAGTTTTTTACTTTTTAGTTGGATTTGTTCTATCTGGATTAATGTGTATAGATATAGAATATCCGGTGTATTATGAAAATACAGAAACTTTTAGGCAGTTATGCGTAGATTCCAAACCTAAAATATATTTTGTTAATATAATAGGCCGAGTCAGTAAACTTAGATGTGAAGATGGTAGAGAAATATTACTCAAAAACTAACAACTGAGTAAATAATACATTTAACAAAAATCTATATAACATTATTTATTAATTATAAAATGAACAATACATTCAGTGTATTTGAATGTATTGTTCTTTATATTTAGTTTAAAAATTTTATTTTATATTCAAATTAATTAAACTGTCATATAGGGTTAGGGAACGGTGCGCTAGGTGGTGTGAAGTTGGCGGTGTAGCGGGCTACGCCGCGAGTGATTCGGATGTCGTCTATCCAGCCCTGAACATTGCCCTGCGGAACGCCTGAATAAATCGCAGTGCCAATCCTAGAACGTGTGCCTTGTAGCGTGCCCGTACTGATATTCCCTGTAGCCTCTAGATTACCGTCCAAGAATATGCGAACGGTAGAACCAGAACGTGTGACAGCCGCGTGATGCCACTCATTAAGAGTCACGGTAGTTGTACTACCTATCACGCCCATCGTGGGGTGAAATGCTATCAGCTTCTGTACGCTGGGGGCGATAGACTCAGGCATACCAAACAAGAACCGCCCTGCGAAGCCCGACTCTCCAAAGTGGTACTGGCTGTACAGGTAAAACCCCCAACCGTCAGTAGTGTGGTATCTCTGTGGGTAGAACCACATCTCAATAGTGAAATCCTCGTCGTTGAGTAACGCGCTGTCAGCCGTTATGTAGTCATCGGTTCCGTCTAGGTAGAGAGAGGCTGTTCCAAACTTTTTCTCGGCAGTGTCCAGATGTGCGTCGTTCGCCACTCCCCACGTGCGGGCGGGTATCTCATCAACCATCGTAGTACTTGCATCCGCTCCGTCAAAGTGCAGCAAAGATATCACATTATCGATAAATGGATCTGCATCTGGGGACGCCGATGGAGTCACTGTTGGAGTGACGGTGACAGATGGTGTTATAGATGGAGTAATTGTTGGAGTCATTGTTGGAGTCACTGTTGGAATGACAGTGGCAGATGGTGTTATAGATGGAGTTATAGATGGTGTTATAGAAGGTGTGATGGTTGGAGTCACTGTGACGGACGGTGTTATAGATGGGGTTATAGATGGAGTCACTGTGACGGACGGTGTTATAGATGGGGTTATAGATGGAGTCACTGTGACAGATGGGATTATAGATGGAGTTATAGAAGGTGTGATGGTTGGAGTCACTGTGACAGATGGGGTTATAGATGGTGTTATAGATGGTGTTATAGATGGTGTTATAGATGGTGTTATAGATGGAGTCACTGTGACGGACGGTGTTATAGATGGGGTTATAGATGGGGTTATAGATGGAGTCGGGGTGATTGTTGGAGTTATAGAAAGGATTCCATTAGTATTATACACCGGCTGGCGTATATCTATCAAAATATAATTTTCTGATAAAATTTTACCCAAATATTGATTAAATTTATTTTTTATGCTAGGAAATTTGGTTAACTGCCCATTATTCCCCAACCAAATCTCGGGCATATTTAAATTTAAGGAATTTGAATTTAAAACACCGTTGAATGCGACATAACACAAATCACCCTTAGCACACGCATTTGCTGCCAAACCATGACATTCTTTTAGAATATCATTGGAATCCGCCAAAACAACTTCATCGTTTATTATATTGATTGGATCTAAAAAATTTATGGGAACTTTAGCTTTATAAAATCTAGCTTTATTTAGAAATGAAAAAGCACACCCGTCTATAATAAAATTCGTATCCGTTTTAAATATTTTAGTTTCTGATGCAATATTTAAATTATCTGCAGAAAAAATAAAAGATCCAGTATAATTAAGTTTGTCATATAAGCCAATCTGATCATTTTGGTTAACATATTCAATTTTATTGTTTAAAATGTTTGCGCAGAAAACTATACATGTTTCATTCCATTTTGAATTTTGGAATTTAAAAAATTTATTTTGCTTTGTGTTAAATATAATCTGATTAGATTTCGGGTTTTTTGGAAAACTTTTGCTTTTCAGAGAAACAAACGGATCGGATAAGGTGTAATTATATTCAAATTTTAAATTTTTCAAATTTAATTCCCAATAAATCCATATTCTCTGAGAAACATTTGGGAGAGTCCAATGAGATTCATTCGACTGCTTTTCTATCAATAGAAACTGCTGTCTACCATGCAAAAAATTTACAAAAACATTATTTTTGTATGCATTAATAAAAACTTTATTTTGTTTCTTTACCAAAAAGTCACTAATAGAATTAGTTGTCGAAAATCCGTTTTTAAAAGTTATATTCATAGACTTTATTTATTTTTGTATAGATTATTTATTTTATGGACTTGGAATAATTGAAGGTGGAGACGGTTCAACTATATTAACTTTTGAAATTTCAGGATATATTTTTTCTACAAAACTTTCCGATATTTGGAATTCTTCTCCATTAAATACAAATACTACATTACTTAACTTAAATGTTTCGCCAACATCTAGCACTCTATCTTTAATTTTATCAAACGGGGTATAGGGTGATGCTGTCAACAAAGACAGTAACCCTCTTGATGGCAAATCTACAAGCTTTCCCGTTCCATAATCTATTCTAGTTATTTTAACCGTAGTTCCAAAAGGAATTTCATCAATTTTTATATCAGGGTTACCAAACGATTTAAAATTTAATATGTTTATAGTTTTTACACAATATTTTTTTCTATTATTAATTATTATAGTATTCCACGTATTCCATGCGGATCTTGAATCAATGATAGAATCAAGCTCTTCTATACAAAAAACTGTTTCGGAATTTGGTATAGTCAGCTCAACTTCAATATATACTTTATTATTCGAATTGCACGTAAAAAAAGGTAAAGCTGGGGGGGTAACTTCAGAATCCGGATTGTCCACTCCTTCGTCTATAGTTATATAAACGGGTATAGCAAAGGTAAAAACCCCTTGATTTGTTATAATGAATTGATTTTCGGAATCGGTGGGAAAAGTTATGGTAGAATCTGTTGTTCGCGCAATTAAATGTACGAGTCCTTTCTTTTGAGTATTAAATTTAAGTATGATATTGTTTCTATCTACTATAATTACCGAATATTCTTTTTGTCCGACTTCAATTAAATTTCCAGAAATATCTTCATATACTGTTACAGCGGGAGCTACCCCCATATTATGATTGATTTTCCATTCGGTCTTTTCTATCGTTTGAGTATATGAAAAAAATGCTTTTCTTTTTTGATAGTTTTGTAACCCCGGAATATACGGTAAATTAGATTCTCTAACATTGTCCGGATTATATCCTGTTTTATATAATTTGCCTCGGCATCCAGTAGTAATTACACATTTAGAAAATTGCGTAAGGCCATTCTTGTTTTCTATTAAATCGATGCTTCTTTTACATGTATCACATTTATATGTAACTGTTGCCATTAGTTCTTAATATCCATAGTATATTAGCTTATTTATTTCCATATGCTACTTATTAAAGTGTTACTTTTAGCCAAAATATGTATACGTGGCTCTCCATGAAAACACAGAACGGAAGAATTTTGTGGTATTTCTATACTGGAGTCTGGCTTTAAACAATCCTTTTTAAAAGATATAAATTTTTTCGGAAAATAATCTTGCCAGTATAATAAATTTTTATTTGAAATGATTTCTTCAATCCACCTTTGATCCCCTTCGGAATAGTGCTTAATTATGTAATCAGATTTTTTCAAGAAATCTCTATAAATTTTTATAGAGTTATGATCAGTCTTCCAACTCAAAACTCCGCTTCCTAAATTTACTAGATGATAAAAATCTCGCAGCCCACAAAACCCTTCCGAAAAATCAAAAATTTCGTCAAGATTGCCTACTATTATAGTATCCAAATCGAAGAAGAAATTTTGATCATCTGTTGTTATTTCTGGATTAAAGAGTTCAATTTTACTCCACCATTTAGGGAAATTGTGCTTTAGAGGAATTATTTTATCAACAAGAGAGGTATCTAATCCATTTGGATTATCTGTTAAACATGAAAAACAAACTTTATATGAAGTATTGGATTTGATGCCGGAGGCCAGCTTGTTAACATATTCTGCATTATATAGTCCTCCAGTTTTCAATACAGAAAATACGTTAACAGTTCTATCTTGCGAACTTTCGCCTTGGGGGCTTTCTGGTTTAAACATTGGATTAAAACATTTAATCACTAAATCGGATTCTTTATTACCGTTAACCATCATTTGCCTAGATGATATGATTTCATCACTATGCTCGTACATAAATTCATTCAAAGCTTTAACTGCACCAGCATAAATCGGAGAGTAGTTTCTGAAAAAAATTACTCCACCATAAGCCATTCTGGTCCATAATAGACTGAGAATATCTCTATTATCAAAATATGTAGCAAAATCTATTATTATAAAGTTTATGGCATTGTCTAGTTTTTTTATCTTATCTAAAAAAATAGTTTTATTTGTGAATATCATATTTTTTTGTAATGGCTTTTTTGTGGCTTTTTCTATATTGTTTACCAACAAATTATAATCAGATTTTTTGTGCCCATTTTTAAAAGTATATGTATTATCTGCATTTTTATCACTAGGAGTTATAGATTGTACGCCATCGACGTTACAATAACCAATAAAATTGTTTCTGCTGTTTATAGAGTGCAGTAAAGCAGTAATAGTATGTCTAATACTAAAACAGCCAGCATCGATTATATATCCATCGGATTTATTCAGAGACTGCAGATGTTTAGTAAATTTTATGATATTATCCATGATAATCCTTGTTCAATTGTGCCTCGATCAAAACATTTTACGGAACTATTTGGGCTTCCGTTGAAAACTTTAGTACCTCGTTTATCTAACTGTTCTTTTGCCGACTCAAATAATTTGGGCAAAGAGTTTAAAGGTCTGGTTCTTTGAGTACTATTGTAATAATATCCAGATCCGCCATCTATACCAAGTAAAAGAATTTTTTCAGCATGTAAATGATATGCCAAGTTTAATGCACCATATCCAGAATTTCCTGTGCTTATACATGAGCGATCTTCTGATAATCTTAATTTAAACGCACTATCAGATGATATATCAACATAATTATGCGACATCAATCTATGCAAAAACAAAATTCTTCTATCTGGTGTTACCCTGTGAGCGGGACATCTGGCACTGGGCGTACCATAGTCATCTGGAACCGCAGCATACATTTTACCATAGAATTTCTTAGGCAACTGTGGGCCATTTAGACCCCACGGATCTAAGGTAAACCATGCATTCGCCATAGGCAAAGAGTTGCCAGCACCGTTAACTGCGATTATAAAGCAATTGAGAAGATTTAACTCACCAAAATTGAAACCGGAAAGACTGGTTCCACTGCCGACTATAATTGTTCTTTTAGCTTTAGAATTTGGGAGAATTTCTGTCCATTTAATTCCTTTCATATAAAATCCTTAATGGCTGCATAGCTTTTAATCGGAAAACATTTAAGAGCAGTATCCGAGTTGAAATTTATAACTTCAATATTTAATCTGGACATCTGTTTTGCTAAACTTTCCATGCAAGGAATAAACAAATCCGAATATACAGAGTCTGGGACGGCTAATTGATTTCTGTTGTGGTAGTGAGTTTTTTTATTTAAAGATCTCTTCATATCAAATCCTAACAAGTAAATAGATTTGGCTTTAAAGTTTGCACACAGGCTAAGAGCTATAGCACCTGAATTATTTCCCGAAACATTCAATTGATGAGAAAAATCTAAATCAAAATCAGAAACTTTATTTAAAAAGTAAGCACCGCAAAATCCTTTATAATTTTTTTCTATTAAGTTTAAACAATTTTTTCTTGGATAAAATTTAAGATCAGAAGAAAACTTTTCGATGCCATTATGAAAATTATTTGCAAAACTTTCATCAGACCAAATTAAAATATCCGCAAATGGTACATCTAAAAAAGATGAATTTAGTACTATTATAGTATTACCTTGCAGTATCGAGAAATCAAAGTTTTTCAACGACGCGCCGCCGCCTATTATAAATACCTTTTTTCCTGCCAGCTTATCTGAAAGACGTTGAATTATTTTTTGCATTATGATAACATATATTCCTTACGATATTTATTACTAAAAATGATACCTGAACAAATTAAACTAGAATGCAGTGATTTCTTGAAAAATAAGCCGGACGGGCTCTTATGTAAACCATTACATAAGAATAAATCGTCTATAATTAAGGTTAAGATTAGACATAAGAAGATAAAAGAAGAATACCAAGAAGAGTTCAATAATGTATTCTCTTCCGAATACCAAAAACTTCTACAGAGGTGTCTCATTGCGTATACAAATAATAAAAATTTAACTTATCTTAATGAATCGCATGAACTATATTACGTTTTCCCTATAAACGGGTATAAATTTATCTATAACCCTATTATAGATTATTCTTTAGAGCAATACAATGATTTATTAGATCAATTGGCTGATATGGGATCATCTAGACGAGATATATTCTATAACACAATCAAACTCTCATATAAATCGGAGGATTTGGCTGAGGCGTTCTCTAAAAGTTCGGAAATCATATTTTATAATATACCGTATTATTATGCTGTCAAAAAATCTCTTTTTGATCTTGATAGCCAACTGTAAAATAAGTGTTTAAAAATTCTAGATTTTTTGAAAAAGCACATATTAAAAGTAAATAAAAATTACCCAAAATAGACTTAGAAGAGGAAAAAATGACTAAAGATTTAAACGGACTTTTTGTTACAAAGCGGAATGGAAGCAAAGAACTTTTTGATTTGGAAAAAATCCATACCATAGTAGAAAGAGCATGCATGGGAATTACTGGAGTATCTGTTTCCGATATTGAAATGAAAACACATTTAAATTTCTATCAAAACATTTCTACAGCAGAGATAACAGAGGCATTGGTCAAATCATCCGCAGATTTGATCTCTGAAACATCGCCTAATTATCAGTATGTTGCGGCAAATTTACTTAATTATAATTTAAGAAAGGATGTATGGGGAAGCTCAGAACCTATTCACATTTATGATCATGTAGTTAAAATGGTGGAATTGGGATTCTATACGCAAGAATTATTAGAAGCCTATTCAAAGGATGATTGGAATGTATTAAATCACTACATCGACCATGATAGGGACTTTAAATTCGCATATGTTGGCTTACGTGAATATATTGACAAATATTGTGTTAGAGACAGATCTCTTAAAGATATTAAACCGCTTGAAACTCCACAAATAACTTATATGCTAATTGCTGCGACAACATGCATGCAAGAAAAAAATATGAAGAAAATCAAGAGCTTGTATAATGATTTCTCTCAGTGGAACATTAGTCTACCTACTCCGATTATGGCAGGCTTGCGAACACCCACAAAGCAGTTTTCCAGTTGCACCGTTATATCTGTTGGTGACTCCCTTGATTCTTTAATTGCCGGATCTGGCGCGATTGTTAAATATGTTGCTAAAAAGGCTGGAATAGGATTAGATGCAACACGAATACGCGCCGAAGGATCGCCAGTAGGAAAGGAAAAGGGTATTAAGCATACCGGAGTTGTGCCATTTTTACGCATGTATGAAGGCGCGCTTAAATCTTGTTCACAGGGCGGCGTCCGTGGCGGATCAATGACCGTTCATTTACTTTTATGGCATAAAGAAATAGAAGATCTTTTAGTCTTGAAAAATAATAAAGGAACTCCCGACTCCAGAGTGCGAAAGATGGATTATAGTATAGAAATCAATAATTATCTATACAATAGATTCATACAAAAAAAGCCAATAACATTATTTTCTCCAAATCAAGTACCGGACTTATACGATGCTTTTTATTCGGATTCCGATAAGTTCGCCGAATTATATGAAAAATATGAGAAGGATGATTCCTTATTTAAGAAAACTGTAGACTCGGTACAATTGTTTACCGCACTTATGACAGAAAGAAAAGAAACTGGCCGCATTTATATTTTTAATACGGAAAATGCCAATAAATTCAAGCCATTTAAAGTTCCAGTAACAACTAGTAATTTATGCTTGGATGGGCAAACTATAGTTACTGTAACTATAGATAACTCTAGTCCAGTAGACATAACTATGGAGGAAGTTAATGATTTATTTAATCATGGCAAGCAACTTTCAGTATTATCGAAAAACATACATACTGGAGAAATAGTATTTTCTTCAATTCAAAATTCAGCACTTACAAATCCTAGTGCTGATGTTATAAAAATAACTGATGAAAAGTCTGGTAAAAGTATTATTTGCACACCAGAACATAAAGTGTTCACCGTAAATAGAGGATATGTGGAAGCTGCAAAATTAATGCAAGACGATATTTTGGATATACAATGAAATGTTGGTAAAAAAATTTCATTATAATAAATATAGAAATAATTTGAGAAATTTTTCTATGGACAAAATCTATAAAGTTTATAAAATAACTAACAATATAAACAAAAATGTATATTTTGGTTATACATCCAAGTCCGTTATAGAAAGGTTTAAAAAACATGCACTAAATGCTGCACATGGAATTGATTCGTATCTATACAGAGCTATAAGAAAACATGGCATAACTAATTTTTCATGTATTCAGCTAAAGTCATTCACCAACAAGAAAGAAGCATTAGAATGTGAGAAAAAACTTATAATGGAATATTCCGATACTAATACTTTATATAATATATCTTCAGGTGGTACTGGAGGGTTTGTAGTTCCAAAAGACAAAATGAATAAGTGGAAAGAGAGTATCAAGGTTAGAACACAACATTCGGATAATCCAAATTTTTCCGGGTTCTCAGATCAAGAACTAGTAGACATAGCATGCGAATATTTTAAATCTATTGGATACATCGCAGGTAGCAAAGTATGGGCAAGATTTGCTAAAGAGAATGGATACCCGCAAACTTTCTCTAAAAATCGTTTTGGTGGAAAGTATGATAATTTCGCAAAACGAGTTCAAGAAAAAACTAATCTAACATACGCCAAACATCGAAAAAGTGAAGACCATAAACAAAAGCTCAGAGAATGCAGTAAATCAAAGGCATGGGTCACCGATGGTAGTATTAGCAAATATATAAACAAAAATGAATTAGATTTATACATTAAAAAAGGATTTAGAAGAGGCAGACATGCTTAAAATAGAAAAAATTACAAATAAACATGAAGTATATGATATAACCGTTAGCATAACAAATAATTTTTATGCTAACGGAATTCTAGTGCATAATTGCCAAGAAATCCTCTTGCCAACCACGCCACTTATGAGTCTTGAAGATGACCAAAATTTAATTTCTTTATGTACATTACTTGCAATCAATTTAGGTAATATAAGAAATTTTGATGAGCTTGAATCTCAATGCAAAAATGCAGTTCTCGCTCTAGATAATTTATTAGATTATCAAGACTATATGGTTCCTGCAGCAAAAACTGCAACTGCATTATATAGGCCATTAGGGATAGGTGTTATAAATCTTGCATACTATCTTGCCAAAAACGGAGTGGATTATCAATCTCCAGAAGGTTGGAAATTGATTGATGAAACAATGGAAGCAATTAATTATTATTGTATCAAAGCCTCCATTGAACTTGCTGCAGAAAGAGGACCATGTGCTGGATATAAAAATACTAAATGGGCACAAGGTCTTTTACCTATCGATTACTATAAACCAACGATTGATGAAATAGTAAAATTTAACCCTAAGCAAAACTGGGAATGGTTGCGAGAGATGCTAAAAATTCATGGCATAAGAAATGCTACTTTAACAGCTTTCATGCCAGCAGAATCCAGTGCAAAAATTTCTAACGCAACAAGCGGAGTAGACCCTATCCGCGCTCTTGTTACTATTAAGAAAAATAAAACTAGTATAACAAAACAGGTTGTTCCGGAAATTAACAGATTAAAAAATAAATTTGATCAACTTTGGGAAATGCAGTCCATGGACGGGATGATTAAATCTATGGCAATAATTAATAGATTGTGCTCTCAATCTATATCTACCAACTTAAGCTATAATCCAGCACATTATCCTAATGGGGAAATTCCTCAATCGGTAATGATTAAAGATTTACTTAAAGCGAACTACTATGGCCTACCAACTTTATATTATCACAATACACGTGACGGTAGAGAAGACGCGATAGTAGAAGATGCCCCAAATACTCAACCAACTAATGAAAGTGTTGCAGAAAACTCACAACCAGAGTATAATGTAGAAGAAGATACATGTTCTTCTTGTACTATATAGGATAAAATATGAGATTGGTGGCTATTTCTGACACTCATTTTAATATGAGCGAAGAGCAAATTAAAGAATTAATTCCGGATGGGGATGTCTTAGTTCATGCGGGAGATCTTATGTATGAAGGCACTCCCATGGAATGGAAAGAGCGTCTAGATTTTTTAGGATCTTTGCCCCATAAAATAAAAATTTATGTTCCCGGTAACCATGACTATCATCCGGCAGTGTATACTGGACCAGCAGTAGAAAATCTTTTACATAGAGGAATTAAGCCTTTGTTTGGTGCAAAATATACTACAACCTTACCTAATGGAATGAAAATTTTAGGATTGCCATTTGTGACGAATCTTGTCGGATGGGCATTTAATTCCAGCGAGCATCTTTTGGAAGAATTCTTATTCAATAAGTATTATCATAATCATGTGGATATAATTGTATCACATAGCCCTCCTCACGGAATATTAGATAAACTAAATGATGGTAAAAACACTTCGGTTGGCATACATGCGTATACTGATTTCTTCCATAAGAAAGTAATTAAACCTAAGCACTGGATATGCGGACATATACACGAAAGCTATGGGACTGCTGAAATGGATGGATGCAAGTTTTACAATGTAGCTATGTGCAATGAAGATTACTTACAGACTAACAAAGGAATGGTAATAGATATATGACAAATGAAACAGTTTTTAATACAGTACCAAATACTAAGCAAAATAGATTTATGTTTTTTGGCGAAAAACCAAATTTGGCTCGCTATGATGAATTAGTGCATCCAGTATTCGATAAACTGACTGCTAAGCAAAAATCTTTTTTTTGGCAACCAGAAGAAATTGATTTAAACAAAGATATAAAAGATTTTAAAATTTTATCAGATGCACAAAAATCAATTTTTATCAACACGATAAGCTATCAAATAGTGCTTGATACAATACAAGCAAGGAGTCCAGCACTGGCATTACTCCCATTTTGCACACTTCCAGAACTTGAAGCCTGTATAGAATGGTGGTGCGCAATGGAACAAATGCATAACCATGCATATTCATATACGCTAAGAAACCTATTTCCGACGCCCGCTGTAATTTTTGATGGGGTAGTAGTGAATGATAGAATCAAAGAACGTGCAGAAAGAACCGTAAAGTATTATGATAAATTTATTAATTTGGGAAATAAGTATAGAGTTGATGAAAAATCCGTCGATATGACAGAGCTTAAGCGGGCTCTAATTATGTGCGTTGCTTCAATTAATGCACTTGAAGGCTTAAGTTTTTATGCCTCATTTGCTTGCACATTTGCCTTTGCGGAACAGGGATTGATGGAAGGAAACGCTAAAGAAATCTCATTAATTGCTAGAGACGAAGCGTTGCATCTGGCTATAACTCAAAATATTTTGAAGAAATGGTCGTCCGGTTCCGATGATCCTGAAATGGCTAAACTTTATGTGGAGTGCTTGCCTGAAATCGAACAACTATATTTAAATATTGTAAAACAAGAAAAGGAATGGTGTGAATATTTGTTTAAAGACGGCTCAATGATTGGATTGAATACTAAGATTTTATCCGAGTATGTAGAATATATGGCTGGTAAAAGAATGAAAAACTTAGGTATTAAGACATCTTTTACTACAAAGAATCCTATTCCTTGGGTTGACAAATACTTAAATAGTAGTGATGTTCAGGATGCTCCGCAAGAAGTCGATCTTTCTTCTTATATAATAGGAGGAGTTAAAAATGATTTAAATGATACAGACTTTAGTAATTTTTTATAACAATGAATTGTAAATTTGATGAATTATTACTATGCCTTAAAAAAATAAATTATGAAGAAAATCCAAGAATTCTTCTTCTGAAAGAACATAAAGAATTAGTAAATCAAATAAAAGAAGCTACAAGTTTTTTGGATTCGTCTTTTAAAAAAATTGAATGTGCTCAACGTGTTTGGCACATTCTACACTCATCACATAACATTCAAAAATGTGCAGTTTGTAAGCAAAATTCTGTATTATGGGACAAAAGAAATAGAAGTTACTTTAATACTTGTAGTAAAAAGTGCAGTGCAGCCGATCCTGATAGGATTAAAAAATATAAATCTACGATGCTAAAAACTTATGGCGTGGAGAATCCTTCGCATAGCGATGAAATATTACTCAAAAAAGCTGAAAATTATAAAGAGAGTTACTCGGATACTAAGAATAAAGAAATAGTTCAAAAACGATTTGATACTATTTGTGATCGATATAATGTCGATTCTATTTCGGACTTTTATAATTCTGAACAAAGGATTGCTAAAATAAAGCAAACATGTAAACAAAAATATGGAGTAGAAACATATTTATTGCACCCGGAAATCGACAAAATATTTAAAATTAAATATGGAGTAGATAAAATTAATTTTATTCAACAAAAAGCCAAAGAATCTATTATAGAAAAATATAGCACGGATAATATATTTCTGCTCGATCATATTAAAGAGATACGAATTAAAAATATTAGAAAAAAAGAGTTTAATAAAAGATTAAAAAACAACGAGTTTGCATATCCTCTTTTTAGTGAGGATACGTATTCTGGAATTTCGTCAAAGTCTAAAACATTATGGAAATGCAAAAATTGCTTAAATGACTTTACGGATATTTTACACAGTTCGCGAACACTCCCACTATGTCCCTATTGTACAAAAAAAGGAATTTCTAACTTCGAAAAAGAAGTTAGAAATTTTGTAATTGAGTTACTAGAAGGTACTACGAACATAAGTTTTAATGATAGAAGTATTTTGAACGGAAAAGAAATTGATATTCTCGTAGATAATAAAATAGGAATAGAATTAAATGGGGCGTATTGGCATTCTGAGTTAGCTGGAAAGAGAGATAAAAATTATCACTATAATAAAACTAGATTGGCGGCTTATAAAAATATAGACCTTTTTCATATATGGGATTTTGAATGGAATAATAAAAAGGAAATATGTAAATCTTATCTATCTTCCATGTTCGGTAAAAATGAAAAAATTTTTGCAAGGAAATGCAAAATAATTAAAATTACAAAATCTGAAGCTGCCAATTTTTTTACCAACACACATTTTCAAGGATTCAATAAATCGTTGAACACAGAAAACTTTGGATTGGTTTTTAATGATGAATTAGCTGCTTGCATTAGTTTTACAAAATCTAGATTTGATAGTAACTCTCAAGTTGAAATATATCGATTTAGCAACAAGTTATACTCAAATGTAATTGGTGGTTTCGGTAAGCTGCTTAAATATTACATAGATAAGCAAAATCCAGAATCTATCGTATCGTATTGCGATTTGTCAAAATTTAAAGGAACAATTTATAAAAAATTTGGGATGCAGCACTCACATAATTCATCTCCAAATTATTTTTACACACAAAATTACATTCGTTTTTATTCAAGGCATAAATTTCAAAAACACAAATTAAAGAACAATTTATTAAATTTTTGTGAAACAATGACAGAATGGGAAAACATGATGCAAAATGGATTTGATAGAATATGGGATTGCGGTAATGCCGTATTTGAATATAAATATAATAAAAAGGATTCTTTATGAAATTTTCTGAATTTTTGTTACTGGAAGCAGAGCACAAAGGAAAAAAGGTTAAATTAAATAAACCATTTAGAACTCCGGGAGGCCCCAAAAAATTTGCGGTATATGTTAAAAATGAAAAGGGGAATATCCAAATTGTTCGATTCGGCGACCCTAATATGGAAATTAAACGCGATGATCCAGAAAGACGTAAATCTTTTAGAGCCAGACACAATTGTTCTGAGCAAAAGGACAAAACAACTGCGGCATACTGGTCTTGTAAGATGTGGCAAGCTGGAAAATCCGTATCCGATCTTACTTGACACTAGAATTTTTGCGTAGTACTATAAGAAAAACTAGAGAAAATTCATGAAAGATTCATATATTAGATATTTTACAATTCTCAGCAAAGAGATTAAGATAGATATTGATAAAATGGCTTCAATAGTTTCTCTGTACAATAGCCCAGATAGACACTACCATAATTTTGAACATATTAACCATTGCCTGTCTAAACTTAAAGAATATTTTCTATACAATTCATCCAGTCAGTTTTTGAAGCTATCTTCCTCAGATAAAAAGAAGTTATGGAGAATAGTGTATATGGCAATTCTTTATCATGACATTATATATAATCCATTCGACGATTTAAATGAGTTAAATTCCGCCGAATTCTTTTTAAAAGAAAAGTTTACTTGGCTAAATGAAACGGATATTAATGCAATATATGATTGCATAATGCTAACATCTAAACATTTAAGCGACTTTGATTCAAAAGATTTAACTCTTTATGAAGCATTGATGTTAGATATAGATTTATCTGGATTTTATGACAGTTTAAGAGACGATTCTCTTCTTATCAGAAGAGAGTACTTCTTTATAGAAGGGAAGCAGTATTATACTAACAGGAAGAAATTTTTAGAAAAACTGCTAAATAAAGATAGGATTTATTATACTGACTATTTTTTCAATAAATGTGAAATTAAAGCGCGAGAAAATATAAAAAAGCAAATCGCAGAAACTGAAAAAATCTTAAATAAGTATTATTCAAATTTACCGAGACAATTAAATGAAAATTAATGATAAAGTAAAAGTTATAGCCGGATCAGACTTTGGGCGAATTGGAACAGTTTTTAAAGTTTTTGAAGACGAAGTAAACTCCGTTGCAGTTACATATGATGAAGAACGAACCGATATTGGCGTATATCCAGAAAAATATCTAGAAGTTATTGAAGACGGGGTGTTATAATGCCAGCAGCAGTTCTTTTAGCTCCCGGAAATACCGCAGCAACATCTCCCACATTTACCATAACAAATACACCCGTGACATTAATTGCATACGCGGGAGACGCTGGGAAAATTGAATATCCCGGAAAATTAATCTTACAAAGAGAAAATATATTAGGAAACTTTGAAAATTTTTCTACTATATTCGATGGCAATATTCTTTTGCGAGAAGATGGTAAAATCTATTCAGTTTCATTTCCGGGGACATTTCGAGTCGTTCGTCCAGACCTTACACAATTTCCAGACCTACTGATTGGTGCTGAAATTTCAGATGACTCTGTACTAGACTAACAAATGGTGTTGTGGTATAAATACTATAAATCTATCGTTTATAGGAGCGAATTAAATGAAAAATAATATATTAAAATTAGCAGCTTTATCCTTAGTTGCTATATTTGCAACAGGATGCGCAACAGGGGCAAAGCGCGTTGATGCAAACTATGCTGCACAGTTGGAATCAATTGAAAGGCAAAAGAATGCCGAACTTCAGTTTAATACACTTAAGGCGCAAGCAGATGCAAATTCGGCAAAAGCATGCGAGCAGGACACAAATCCCGGTTTATGTGTAGTTGCTCTGAGATTAGCATCAAATGCTGGAACTGCCTCTAGCACGCAGCAAATGCAAGTTCCGACCTATAGACCAACTTATCATCCAGCATGGAATATTGCGGGTAATGTAATAGATAAAGTTGCTGGCATTGGATTACCTGCATATTTTGGGTATAAGAACAACAAAGTTACATCGGAAATGTGGACAAACATCGTAGATGGTATAGCATCTAGACCAACCTATAATGTGGGGGGAAATTTAGCTATGGGTGATATGACCACTGTCGGAGGTAATTTAGGCGACACCGACAATTCTGATCATTCTGTTACAGTGGGGCAAGATTATATAATCGGAAATGAAAATATTACAGGTGACGGTAACATAGTAGGAGATGGCAACACTTATGTATCTGGAAGTGACAACTTAGTTGGAGATAACAACAATACTGGTGATGGGAACACGATAGGTGACGGTAACATCGGGCGTGATCAAGTAAATGGTGATCAATTTAACGGGCGTGATCAAATCAATGGCGATCAATTCAATGGTCGTGATCAAGTCAACGGAAACGGCAACTATAATGATGGTCGCCAAGACTCCGATGGCCCATTTAATGGAGTTAATCCAGAAGGATATTGTAACCCAGCAGTTCAAAACTGTTAATATTAATCTAATTTAACCTAAAACAAAAAAGGGGGATAATCCCCCTTTTTTTATTTGTAAGCTTCGTGTATAATACAATCTGCATACACGGAATTTATTCATGAAATTTTCAACCATAGTATCAATTATATTCTTTATTATTATATCATTTGTTCGCGCATTTTTAATTCAGTATTCAACTAATGTGGTGATTGAAACAGAATTTCCAACTACATCATATTCATTATCATTCTTTTCGGCTTGTGTAATAGTAATGATTTATCAGTTTCTATCAATGACTCCAGAAACATTCAAAACACTTTATATAGTAGAAAATACCAATAAAACTGTAGGTACTATTGAGAGAAATGTGGCAGCACTTATATTAGTTTTAGTACAACTTTCTACCGGAAAAGACGCAAACTCGTTAAATCAAAATATAAATAAAGAAAACAATATAAAAGAATAATTACTAAATGAAAAAATTAACTATAATATCCTTCTATACCAAAAGTTGGGAATATTCAAGTCATGCTGAACGTTTAAAAAATGAATGCAAAGCTTTAGGATTGCCATATTACATCGAAGAATATCAAGATACTGGCGATTGGTTAACTAATACTAGAATAAAACCTAACTTTATATATGAAGCATATAATAAACTTAAATCTCCTGTATTGTGGATTGATGTAGATGGATCTATTTACAACTCACCTAAATTTATAATAGATAATGGCTCGTTATATGACTTCATGGGAAGACATCAGCGAACAGGCCCGAAAAGATCTTGGCATGTAGGTACATTATACTTTAATTATACTGATAAATCATCTAAGTTATTAGAATATTGGAAAAATTCTACGCAAGATACTACAGGATCAGATGAAGCAAGTTTTGAAGTTATATGGAGTAAATATAATCAGCAGCTCAATTTAAAATACTGTGAACTTCCAGAAGAATATTTCCAAATTTTAAATTTGGGTGGTATTTTACCAAAAACGGTAATAGCTCACAGATTATCCAAATGTCCATCTAAAATGGACATGAAAAAAAGAAACGCAAAAAAGATATCTCAATCATGACTGAATATATAACAAAAACTTACGATAATACAAAAGTAATAGAAATTATTTCGGAAAAAATAAGAGAAAAGCGTCCATTTTGTATATCTAGATTTGGTGATGCAGAACTTATGGTATTAAGAAGACAAGCGACAGACTCATTGAAAAATAAAATATGCAGTTATTGGAAATATGATATCAATGAGTGGGATAAAATTAATAATATGCTCATAGACATACTTAATTTTGCTTTATTGAATTCAGATCTAAATGGTTTCTTATTCTCTTCTGAAGATATAGGAATAAATGCTAAAGCTAACATAAAGCCGGAACATTGGCTATTGACTAAACGAGAAGAGGAAAAATTAGCTGCGTCACACTCTTTAAAATATTGTTCTCATCAGATAACCAGACGCGAAATTTTAGGTGATCCAAATAAAGCCCGAGAAATATTTCAAAATAAAAATATAGCTATTGTTCATCCAGATATCGAAGGAATGCAAAAAAATAAAATTCATGAGTTGCTAAATTGCAATATAGAATATATAAAATCTTTTAATGATAGAGGTAGAATGCTGTCAATTTTACCTTCTATAAAATCTCAAATAGTTTTATATGGTTGTAGTATAGTCGGAAAAGACTATGGTGCTATTATGAAAAATGAATTTAATAAAATTTCTATAGATTATGGTGCAACTCTGGATGGATGGGCTGGCATTTCCGCCAGACATTGGTTTTCGCCCGGAATGGCGCAGCAGCACTGTCTTATTACATCATGAAAAAGTTACACATAGGTTGCGGAAAGCATATAATTTCTGGTTGGGATAATTTAGATTATCCGCATATTGACGCAAGAAACTGCTTAAATTACAAAGATAACTCCATTGATTATATTTTTCATGAGCATATGTTAGAGCACTTGGACGAGGTTGACGGATTTAATTTTTTAAAAGAATGCTTTAGAATATTAAAAATAAAAGGCAAAATGCGAATATCTATTCCATCATTCGATGGTTTTATAGAATGCTACAATAATTGGAATGATGACCTATTAGTTCCTAATGAATTTAAAAAGAAATATAGAAATAGAACAGATTTTCTCAATAAAGCAACATTGGGAGAAGCAGCGGGAATACGAAGTAAAATGATATCAGTTGATTGGAAAGTTCAATATTTAAATAACAATGATTCGTGGCACAAGTACTACTATACAAAAGAAGATATATATGATAAGCTACATAGATCTGGATTTTCCAATATAGAATTTAAAGAAAAACATATTTCCGATGACACTAATTTGCAAGGATTAGAACGCAGAGTAAATGAGGGTATATTTAAATCCTTTCCGAAAATGCTGGATCTTACAGTAGAATGTACTAAATGATAGATAAAACTCGAAAAACTATAAGTGTCTGGTGGCCGAAATACCCTAAGCCGGGGAACTTCGGTGATATAATAACTCCATGGCTGATTAAAAACTTATTCGGACTAGAGAGTGAATACTCTCCACATCCAATTTCAAAGCCTTCATTGATAGCAACTGGCAGTATTATCCGAATGAGTTCCCCATTAACTACGGTATGGGGAAGCGGGGTAATGCGCGTGGGCACAAAATGTGATCCAAATGCACAATACTTGGCAGTGCGAGGACCGATAACTCATAAGGTTTTACATAATAACGGAATTTATAAAGAAGACTTGGCTTATGGTGATCCTGCCCTTTTGAGCCCAATAATTTATAAAAAACATTTCGATAAAAAATACAAAATTGGAATATTTCCACATTATGTAGATTACGATATGGTATATGAGTGGTATAAAAACAATAAAGATGTTAAAGTGATTAATGCACTAAATGCCGATGTCACGAAGGTTATTGATGATGTAATGCATTGCGAAAAAATAATTAGCAGTTCTTTACACGGATTAATAATTTCAAATGCATATGGAATTCCTTCATCTTGGGTAAAGTTTTCAAATAAATTATCCGGGGATGATTCCAAATTTTTTGATTACTATAAATCGGTTTCAATCGATCCTGTTGTTATTGATGTAAAAGATAAACTTAGTGAAAAGCAAATGAATCAATTGATTTTTTCATCTGGCTTAGGGGATTTAAATTTAAATAAACTTATAAAGGCATTTCCATATGATAGTAAATTTTATACAAAATAAACCAGTAAATTATTCAAGAATAGAAGAACTATTAGAAAATCATTCTAGAAAAAATAATTTGTGGACAAATAATGGGCCAGTAAAAGCATTATTAGAAGATAAACTGAAGAAATTAATATTGAATACTTTCCGCAGAGGAGTTGAAGATTCTAGGTTTTGGGACAAGCGTGAACAGAATATAAAAGTATTGGCAGTATCATCCGGAACTGCGGCATATCAGACTATTTTAATGTATTATTATATACATCACGGAATTAAAAAATGGCTAACTCCCGCATATACATTCCCTACTGCGAATTGTTTACCAATTCAAAATATAACGGTTGATGTGTGTGATATAAATTTTGAAACTTTTACAATAGATGCGGATGAACAAAAGCTGGATGATTGCGAAGGTGTATTGATCACCAATCTTTTCGGTAAAAAGGTCGATGTTCCAGAAGAAATTACTAACAGCAAAGTTGTAATATACGACAATTCCGCAAGTTTACAAACTATAGATGGATTTAATAGTTCAGAGTTGTCTTTTGGATCTCTGCATCATACTAAACCTCTCGGATTCGGTGAAGGTGGATATATTTGCATCAACAGCGAAAACTGTGAAGAAATTTACGAAAAGCTTAAAGAAATAACAAACTTTGGCTTCAATTTTGATAGAATATCAAAGCCATATACATCTAATTTCAAAATGTCAGAGCTATCTGCTGCGGGAATTCTTCAATTTATAGAAGAATACGATTTAAGTAGAAGGCAAAAAATATCTAATTCTTTTTCAAGTTGTGAGGAAATTAAGAATTTATACCGCAATTTTGATTCTAATTTTTTACATATAAATGCTTTAAATTGCTTGCCTTTAATATTCGACGATTATGTTGAAATTGAGCCATTTAGACTATATGGTATCGAAGCTAACAAATACTATAAACCTTTGCAACATGAAAATAGATCTTTTTCCAATTCTAATCTTCTATTCAATCGAATAATCAATCTTCCTTTCCATGCTGGATTAACAGACTTTCAAATTGAAGTAATAGTAAACTTTATTAAAAGCGAGAAATACAAGAATGGATAACAGCAAAGTAGCTATAATAGGTGCTGGTGGATTTGCACGAGAATGTTTAGCTGAACTATCATCTAATCAATATTTTGATAAAAAAGAATCCGAAATTTACTTTTATGTAGACGAAGAATTCATGACTGAGGAACATAAGCTAGATCCTAAAATCAGACCACTATCTGAACTTATGGAATCAAAGTGGTCCACACAAGTAATTGTAGCTATAGGCGACCCCAAAATGAGGGAAAATATTGTAAATAGATTACCATCTAATACCAGATATATGACTTATATAAGCAATAGAGCACATATACTAGATGGTTTTACTGTAAAGATAGGTAAAGGTAGCTTTATTTGTGCAGGAACAATAATCACTACCAATGTCACGATTGGGAAGTTTAGTCATTTAAATTTGAATACTACAGTTGGGCATGATACTGTGATTGGTGATTATTTTACTTCGGCACCAGCAGTTAATATATCTGGAAATTGTACAATAGGGAAGAGAGTGTATATGGGGACAAATTCCGCAACTAGGGAAAAAATTTCTATAGCAGATGACATAGTTGTTGGTATGGGGGCGTGTGTGGTAAAGTCTCTGGACAGCAATGGCACTACTTGGGTGGGTAACCCGGCAAGACTATTGTAAACTCTACTAGGAACTACATATGAAAATTCAAATAAACTCTTATATTTCAGAAGCGATTCAAAGCTCTGCACGAGAATTAGCCAATCCAAAAAACATCACTAGAAAACAGATTCTAGAAAATACGGATGTATTTTCTCTTTCAAATGAGTATTTTCTATGTTTGATGCACCATTATCTCAACTTTGGTGGCAAGCAGTCTGCTACAATGAAGGCATTTGTAAATTCTTGGTATACAGCGCACGACAATGACGAAAATGTATCAGAGTGCATTCAGGATGGAGGGAATTATAATGGAACAACTCATATGCAAATAATCAAAAAGTTCCACCCAAAACTTCAAAAGAACATTCAGCAGGCTTTTGCTCTAAAGCTAATTACTCTCGACCAAGAATATATGGTGCTGGAAGATGCTTAAAATCCGGCACGAAAGATAATACTCTTTCTTCGGCGATACAGGCTTCTCCCCCATTTTCAAGTAATTTTTCGAAATCCGAAAAGGAAATGTACGCGAAGCCTTTCTTGCCCCATCGCTTTCCCCAACTATTCTTTATTCTGAAAAATTCTCCATCGACATCAACTCCGTTGATCACATATGCGTGCCCACCTTGCCCTGCTCCAGAAGGCTTCATAAATCCGTTAGCATTAGGTCTAGTCATGTTTGCATACCAACGAGTGCCCACAACCATTGGACCTTTCATTAAAATGGTGTTAACCATGTCATCTACAGTTTTGGCCCATCTATACTCTGAAATTACTCCTAATTTTTTAAGAATTTTAGCTGCCGCTCTAACAGAAGTTCCGTTGTAAGAATTTCCAGTAAAAAATATCTTTCCGTTTCTTCTTGCCAAGAACGTTCCGCATGTAGTAGTGGGGCACCACACTGTTTGATTTGGGAGAGATTCTGTTTTGAATGTTCTTAAATCTATAGCATTGGACGTTCTTAATCCCCAAGTCTCCTGAATTTGTTCACTATTTTTAGTATTATTGGTGTATAGCTTTTGAGTAGTTCTACTTATATTTACGCCCAATAATGTACATGCTAATATAAAACAATCTAAAACATTCCCGGTTTTTGTATTTTGATGAAATAATTTTCTCTCTTTCCTGTTTGATTTAGTATTGGAATGAATGATCGATCCATCTCCTAAAATACATTCATCTATAAAAAGTTTCAATTGATTTTCAGTTAAACGATGTATAAAATTTAAATCAACAATTTTTTCATTTGAAACTAATTCTCTTATTTTTTTTGCTATATCACCACCAAACTCACATATAAAAATCGGCTTTTTTAGTTTATTATTCCAATAGCCACCGTGTATTCCATTTAGATGTAAAACTTCTTGTAATCTGGATGAATACTTCTGCTGTGATATAGCAATAGAATTTCGCTTTCTCTTCGATTTACGTAAATGACCCTCAGTCAAAACCCATGCCATTAATAGAACGAATTCATCTGTATACATGGGATTTTCCGGTAAGTTATCATTTTTTGCGGAAATCATAAATTCATGTGCCGAATTTAATTCATTGGTCTTAACTAATTTAAATGGGGTTTTATTTATTCTGTTCCTAACAACCCAATTATGGTTTTCGGTAACTACTATATCCCATGTGGAATTGAACATTCTTACTACTGGAGCATTTTCAAATATATTAACATTTTGAACTAATCCCCATTTTGCCGTTTGGGTTTCCAAGTCTAGACAATAAATTTCTTCATTTATTTGCAATTCATCATATTTTTTCCACCCATTTTTTGTTAAACATTCTGTAGCCGTATCTACACACTCGCCTTCCCATTGATCCCGTTTTTGGCATGCATCATAAAATTCAGCAGGATTAAATAAAGGAACGGATCTATTTTCTATAAAATTTTGTTTAACTGGACCATCCTCAATCCAGTGCAACCAACTGTAGCATACGCATTGGCTAGTAGTTCCTTGATCACCCCACCACCCCTCTGCATCCCAGAACTTGTTGCGTATTATAGGGGATTCGGTCAATATTGCTGATACTAGGAAGTCATTGTCTCTTACATCGGGTGATTCTATGCGTCCAAACTGTCTTTTCATTTTATTCCATTCCGTGGTATAATAAGTACATACATATTTATAAAAATAAGGTACTAAAAATGAAAGCTTTAATATACAGTGATTTACACCTAGATTTTTCCAATTACCAGATAACTAAAAATGTGCAGGATGAAGAAGATACTGTGCTAGTTTTGGCTGGGGATATATGTGTAGCAAAAAAACCAAATACATTTTCCGATTTTCTGCAGCAGCTTACGCAAAGAAAGTTCAAACATATTTTTCACGTGTACGGAAATCATGAGCATTACAGAGGTTCTATAGTTCGTACAGACGACAAAATAAAGGAACAGTATGCAACTTTTGAAATAAAAAATGTAAGCTGCGGAGACATGTTTTATACAGTTTTGGATGGAGTTGCATTTACTGGTGCTACGCTTTGGACGAGCATGAATAATGACGATTGGTTTGTTAAACATGCAGCAAAAGATCGCATGAATGATTATAGTGTGATAAGAAGCGGCTCCAAATTAGACCCATACGCAAGAAAGCTATCTGTAAACGAAACTATAACATTCAATCATAAACATTTTGAATTCATAAAATTCAAAACAGAATTAGCTAACCAAAGCGGTCTGAAAAATGTGGTGATAACACACCATGCTCCAAGTTTTAAGTCCCAAGCCGGAAGATTTTCGGAACAATTGCTAGATCATTGTTATTATAACAACTATGATAATTATATATGCGATTCAAGTATAAAACTTTGGATTCATGGACATACTCATGAATCTGTTGATTATACTATAAACGAATGTAGAATTGTTTCAAATCCAAGAGGTTACAACTATAGAACGGATTCCAAGCAAGGGAACCCTGATTTTATAGATGATTTTATTATTCAGATTTAAACTTTGCTTCACACTTTTCTAGATTCACTTGTAATGTTTTTACAAGTGAATCGAAATCGTCTGGAAGATTTAAAATTTGCATTCTGTAAGTCTTTTTTGGCAAAAAATCACCAAATAGATATTTTAGATAGGATTTTGAGAGTAAAGTCTCATATGCTACAAATACGTCTTTTCCGTAACATACGGATGCACTTAATCTTGTCGCAATGATTTCTTGTACAGTCCCACCAGTCCCGGTGTTGGGGTCTTCTGACCTCATGTGATTTATTAGATGATAAAGCTTTTTATAAGTTCTTGCTTTAGTTTCAACAGGTTTCCATGAAGGAATGTCCATGCATCTGACTAAAAGTGTAGCCAGTTTTAATTTAGTCGAATCGTGAAGTCTGTCTAACACACCAACTGATATGTTAGACAGACGATTTGCCGTTGATGTTTCCAAGTCTATTGCATTTTTTCTTCGCTTCACAGCGTTCCATTCACTATAGCATTTATTAATTATTTGAGTTACGTATGATAGCTCTTTGACTGCCGCTTTATGCGATTCATGCAATAATATTTGTTTAAATAGTTCCATATCAATAAATTTATATAGAACTATTTATCTTAGTTTTAGTTTGGTAAAACTATAGTGCTGATAGTTCCATAATAGGCTTTTTGTACATCATCTCGTGGAGTGTATTTAAAAAGTACTTGACTTTTAGGTAAAGTAAAATCTACTGCAAAAAGATTTTCTTTAGAACCGGGCTTATTTTTGCAGAAAAATGTCAATGGGACAAATCTTACTGCTAAATTTTCAGCGGATGGTTCCGCAAAAATATGTAAAGCATCTTCTATTGTATATCCAGTTTCACTTTCTACTGAAATTTTTGCTATAATTTCATGCCCATTAGTTAATTTAAAACCCGTGACGTTATCAAACATTAATATTCTCCTTATTGATATAATACATCTGTGATACAACTTCTATTTTGTAAAAATTGAGGATTTGTTAAAATTTCTTCGGAACTATAATTGACTAGAGTACCAAATTTATGTACATCATCTACTGAATTTTCCCAAGACAATTCATCGTCTGAAAGGCGTTGAAGCAATTCGTTATTAGATATTCCTTTAATTTTTGCCGGACCATAAACACTTCTGGCATACTGCTGAATTGAATTTCTCTTACAGTCGCTCTGCCTCCAAATGAAATAGTTAACTACTTCCGGTTTAGGAATTAGGAAAAATCTAGAATCAAATAATGCCAAATCTGTTTTTGAAGATTCTTTCTTGAGTAAAAAACCTGAAGGTCGTGTATATATTGAGTTAAAATATGCGGTAGCCATTGCAGCAGAAACTGATATAATTTTATTAACTTTTCCGCCGAAAAATACTTCAGAGTTAATCGAAGATCTATCTAATAAAATGGATATTTCATCCGAAAATACATATGCTAACTTTGCTGACTGAATTTCATTCAACAGATATTTTGTTGTAAGAATCATTGCATCAGAAAAATCTTTATCAAACGGCTTTTCACAATTCGATGTAAAGTTTTTGAAAGCCTTCCCATCTACTCTAATAATTCCGGGAGCAATATTAGTAGAAACTCTGCGTTCATAACACTCTTCATACATTTTCATTCTATCGCCTAGCGACATTTGGGGAGATTCTGGGTGTTCAGTCATTGGTGGTTTCCTTGATAAATACTAAACACAGTATACATACAATACAACAAAAAGTCAATACAATTATGGAAATTTCAAACAACACTAAAGAATTAATTAAATTAGTTGGAAAAAGTATTATACTGAATAGGTTTATAGCAAACGAAGGTTATAGATTAAAGTCATATAAAGATACTGAAGGATATTGGACAATAGGGATTGGACATAAATTGGGCAAAGGCAATAACTACGCAAATGTCAGTATAACTTCGGAGGAAGCAATTGAAATTTTCTGGGATGATTTTGATGTTGCCGTACTGGATTCATATAGATATTTTAATGATATGAACACCTACCCATATTATGTTCAGGTTGCTGTTGCCGAAATGTGCTTTGTATTAGGACACAGTGGATTTGGTAAGTTTAAAAAAACTATAGCATACTTAAAAAATAAGAATTTTAGTGCTGCAGCGGAAGAAATCTTCGACAGTTTGTGGTTTACTCAGGCTCCCAACAGAGTCAGGAGCGTGAGCAATTTATTACACAATAAGTGGTAATTTACTTTCTTGACTCAGAAACATCAAACTTTGCATACGCTTCGTTAATCACCTTACCTACTCTATAAAAGCGTGCCGTTTTACAAAAGTCATCTAAGTCCTGCGAATTGTTATACGTAAGAGAACTTCTTAAACCTCCCAATAAGTTTTGAATAGTGTGTTCAACATCGCCCTTATACGGAATTAACATATTCCTTCCTTCACTAGATCTATAATTTCTTAACTCCGATCCATGCTTCTTCATTGCAGTAAATGAGGACATTCCATAAAATTGTACGAACTTTTTTTCACCATTTTCAATAATATCAAGTTCTGACTCGGTATGACCGGCAAGCATTCCTCCTAGCATCACCATTTTGGCTCCAGCGGCAAACGCTACTGAAATATCACCATAGTTAACACACCCCCCATCCGAACATACATCAAATGTTCCCGAACTGCATTCTAATACCGCAGAAAGCTGCGGTCTGCCTACTCCTGCTACAATTCTGGTAGTGCATGCACTTCCAGAACCTATTCCTACCTTAACAATATCTGCACCGTTTTCTACCAAGCTATAGGCTGCACCATAATCTACAACATTTCCGGCCATAATATAAGACTTTGGAAACAGTGTTCTACACGTTTTAATAAACGATTGAAACTTTTTCATATATCCGTTTGCAACATCTATGTTTATATTAGGATTAGAAACTCCAATTTTCTTAAAGTAATCGGACATTCTAAGTAGCTCATCGTCGGACATTCCAATTGAATAAAATACTTTGCTATTTTCTTGCTGAAACAAAGATACACACTCTTCAGAGTCATAATCCACATGCTTAGTTAAGGCGGTGAATAGTCCCATATGAGAAAGAACTTTAGCCATAGATATTGTTCCTACTCCATCCATATTTGACGCAATTATAGGAGTACCAAACAATTCTTTACCGATGCCAGCAATAACCGTATCTATTTTGGTTTGACCTCTGGAGGTTATATCAACACCATTGTCCGAAAATCTCGGAGCAATTCTTACATCACAAAAATCCAGTTGAATTTCTCCGTTCAACATTAATTTTCTATTTAAATTCATTGTACAAGTCTCGCATTATTTAAAGTTGATAAAAGTATATCCGATGGAGTAGCATCTGGATATTCACGTAGCTGATAAAAATCGTCCCTGCGAACAACTACAGCGACAGCGGTCAGCAATCTACCGAGAGTTTCATAATCTTCGCAAAAAAATGACACAGGATATTCAGTTTGATTATGTAGCAGGTCATATAATTTACTCATATTACCCGTATTTCCACCGTCTAGTAAAATTAAAGTTTTATCCGTCGATGCCCACTTTTTTACTAAAGGGTTTGTACTATTTTTGGTAACAAGTTCTACTGCTGCATGGGCTGCTTGAATTCCTTGATGAATTTGCCTTAAAAAGCCATGAACAAAGACGTAACATACCAATTCTTCGTTATTTGATTGCATTGTTGACTCCTTTATTGTTCTACTATACAATATGCTCAACTTATACGCAAGAGGTATTTTTATGAACACCAAGTCAGCCGAATTAAAATATCCGAGAACAGTCCATGTTCCTTGGAGCATGGGAATGACTTCGGACGATAAAATGCACAAAGACATGTCATTCTTTGAAGGTAAGGAAGTTTGGGTATCAGAAAAAATGGACGGAGAAAATACATCTATGACAAAGGATGCGTTTTATGCTAGATCCTTGGATAGTAAAAATCACCCGAGCCGAAACTATGTTAAAGGAATATGGGGCTCTCTCAAATATAATATTCCAGAGGGTTATAGAATTTGTGGAGAAAACTTGTTTGCCAAACATAGTATAAAATATGATTCTTTAAAGTCTTACTTTTTGGTATTCAGTGTTTGGAAATATGATCAATGTCTTTCATATTTGGAAACCAAGCAATTTGTACAAGATATGAATTTATATATGCCAGAAACGCTATATCTAGGCAAATATGATTACAAAAAGCTACTTACTCTGCACGAGTCTATGGACTTGCAAAAAAAGGAAGGTTTTGTAGTTCGGACAACTGACAGTTTTGGTTATTCCGAATTTTCATATAATGTGGCAAAGTTTGTAAGAGAGAAGCATGTAACAACCGATCAGCATTGGATGAATGCCGAAATAGAACCTAATGGACTACTTGGTATTTAACTCAAGAAGAAAGGTAAAAGAAGACGATGATTCTTTTAATGAAAGATCATCGTCTTCTTTTTTATTTTGCATATTTCGCAATTTATCTATTAATCCTCTGTTTCTTAAAGTTTTAAATACTAAATTTTCTAAAGAAAATTCTCCTTCTTTAGTCAACCCAGATTTTCTATAATTTGCAAGTTTAGAATTCATTTCTTTAATTTTATCAACCTTTTCTTCGCTTTCATCTTCAAGAATATCAATTATTTGTTTAGCCAAATTATCAGCTTTGTTTTTTATTAAAATTTCATTATATTTAAAATTTTCTTTTTTTGTAGGCTTTGTAATCCAGTCATTATCTAAAAGAGAATACACACCGGAATCACTCACGGTCAATTGTGAGCTGTCCTGAACATATACTTCTACTTCATGACCCCGTATAGTAATATCATGGCGATCATTCCATAAAGACTTTTTAGCTTTAAAGCAATCATCTGCGTCTATTTTACAATTTTCACAGTCGAGTGAATCAAAATCGACTAAAATATGTAAGTCAATATCTGAATACTTGGTCCAATTATAGTTGCAATTAGATCCAGTTAAAACAATATCCACTACATCGGTAAATTTATCTATATTTAAATATTCTATAAACTTATCAACAATTTTATCCAAATGTATACGAACTTCCGGATCGAGCCTGTTATACTCATTCCAGATTTTTGGATTTAATTCGTCATGATAACTTAATTCTATCATCTGAAAATATCTACTCTTCGTCGTATGTCTTCTGTCATTTTCTCAACATCTCCCCCGTATTTTTTCTTCGCTAGTTGGATTAGTGGATCTATGCTTTCTCTATATGGATAGGTATTGGCAACGCCTAATATAGTAGATATGGCCGCAGATACGGTTTTAAACTCTTTTATATATTCGCGATATATAGGGAATTTTGCAACAAAGTCTTTGTATCTAAAGTCCGGTGGTACATTAAATATGAATAATAAAGAATTGACGAAATTTTTAATGCTAATATCGTCGAGCAATTCAACCTTTTTTCTATCCATAGTTTTAGGTTTTACGGTTTTATTTCTATTATTAGAGATAAAACTTTTTACTTCTTCTATAGATAACGCTTTATTTCTATTGGATGCTATCCAATCCAATCTAGAATTATACACATAAATTGGAATAGAATTCTGTTTTGCCAATCGCATCAATTCGCTTAATACCGAAAAATCTATTCTGCTTAAAGATTGAGCGGAATCACCTATTAAAATATCAATCTTTTTTATATATGATAAAGCATCATTTATGAAAGGCTCTGCTGCATAGAGACGATCTTCCATTTCGTTCATTTCTGCATCCGATGAACGCTGTGATGGATCAAAATATGCTACGGGTTTAGATTTAAATCTCTTATTGAACTTGTCGCCGTCTAATGTAAAAAGAACTCCAGATTTTTTATTTACATGATATCCGCCTACTCTACTGCGAGTCAACGACATAAAATATGGGAGAGTTTTGTTCTGCATCAAAGCTTCTTCGGAACCTAATCCAAGGGAACTCCCTAATTGAAATTTGTTATTTTTTAATATATACAGTGCAGAATTTAAGCCTCTGTAATAAAATACCGTACTTGTTAGAGCCTCAAGAATGGCTTGTAATTTGATATTTTTTTGCATAAAAATCCCGTATATAGATTATATATTTATATACGGGACTTGATATAGAAACAATGCAACAAAACTAGTTTAATTTGTAAACCCGAATGTTTTCTTCTTTTCAATGAACGAAGTAGATAGTTTATTTTCAATTTCCAAATTATAAATATCAGCTAAAGTCATTTTTGAGTTTGCAAGATCGCTCGCTTCATGCTCAGATATGCCATGTATTTTTGTAAGTAAAGAGACTTTCTTATCATATTCTAGTGCATCAAATTTGTATTCCAGTAAAAGTCTTCCTTTACGTAATAGAGCCGGATCAATATTATCAATATCGGTATTGAAAGTGCAAATTATTAATATGTTTAGTGCGTCTCCAATAATACCATCCGAAATGTTTAATATATTAGCCACCGCACTTACATCGCTTTGTCCCGAATCTCTAGCTCTCAATACAGTTTCAGCATCTTCGATTATGAGAACGTGATTTGCTAAAGAATTTCTTACGAAAGTAATGAAAGATGGAGAAGACAATGCGGAAGTCATATGCGGAGGAATTAATACTACTTTCCTTTTCTTTTCCATAGAAATTATGCTTTTAATATAGGTGGTCTTTCCCGTTCCCGGCTCTCCGTGCAAAAGAACTAGTCCCTTATTCCCATTAATAATATAGTCAGTAACTCTAGCATTTGCTTTCACACAAGAGTCATTGTAGTTGTTCGGGTCAAACGTTGATTGGAACTTACTTGTATCGAACTCCTCTAAATCAAATCCATATTGTGTTTGAGAAACTACGTAAAACTTATTAGATTCATCCTTTGATTCATCTGATACGTGCAATTTCTTAAATTCTTCGTAAATGACATCTATATATTTTTCGGCCTCTTTTTCATATAAAAAGACGAATGCGGTAGAGCCGGGCTTATTAACTATTTCAATAACTGGATGATATGTAACGCAGCTTTGGCATTTTAAAACATAAACACCATTTGCGGTTATAGTATAATAATCTTTTGAAGGTGAAGGCTCATTTTCGTTAACCAAATCTTCAAAAAATCTAAAACTATAGTCTACAATTTCAGCGTTATGCATGCTGAATATTTCATTCATTTTAGCTTCTAATTGTTCAAAATTGAAATTATTTCTAATTTCAATTAATTTTATATATCCGGGCTCAGAAGTAACGTTATATTTTGAGTAATAATATGCAGTAGAAATGGTGATGTCGCTTGATGCTTTAATTAAAGATGGGTTTGAATTTTGCATTGAGTTATTTTCCGTTTTTGTTGGTATTATTTTAATATCTACATTGTCACCATCCGCACATAATGCGGTATTGAGAACAATATTAGTCATTCTAGTTTTATAAGAAACGTTTAGTTTTGGTCTAGCAACTTTAGTCTTGTCTGGATTAATCATTGTACTCATCTGCTTGGAGCTTTCCCGTGTAGCATAATCAGATTTTGCAGAAGTTGAACTCTTATTCTCGGCTTCATTATAGTTCGGAACATGTTTAAATATGTTTAATCTATAGATAGACCTTTGGCGTTTTTTCTTTTTAGTTTTTCGTATAGTGATATCATCTCTTTTGATCAAATCATCTAATTCTAATAATAAATTATTCAATATCTTACCCCAACGTAAATTTATGTTTTCTAAACTTGTCTAATTCGTTGAGAGTCATATTAGCCAGAAATGCATCTATTGTCAATACTTTAAAGGATTTGTTAGCACATATAAAATCTAAAATTATTTGATTATTATAGTATGCTTTAACGAAGAAATTGCTTTGAAAGTGTCTTTTTCCGTTTTCTATTATATCTTTTTGAATTTCTTGGCGATACTCTACGCGCATATGATCATTTATATCAATTGAATCTTCTAGATTTATAAATTTTCCAAAATATAAATCTAGAAGAATATAAACATAATCATCTAAAATTGCAGCTACTGCAAATTTCTCTTGATCGCTTAAATTATGCATGTTGTGAGTGTAGTACTATAAGCGCATCGGGCTCTACATTAGGACTACTTCCACCATCTTCTTGAATATTAAAAAATTTAACTACATTAACTCGGTGAATATAAATATCTCCCTCTACTTGCTTTTCCAATTCTAATAGATAAGATTTAACTAAGTGTAAAACAAAGTCTTGAGGATTTTTTCGTGCATTAAAAGAATCAAATTTTTCAGTATGTATTAATTTAACTTGCACGCCGGTGAGAGGAACTTCATTTATTACTTTAATTCTATCCGCATTTAAAGATAATTCTGCGATATCTTTATCCTCAAATATAATTTCTTTCAGCATATTCGCCATTTTAGTTACTATCATTGTAAATCTCCATCAGTGTATATGAAATCTAAAAATATGTCTATAGTATTTGCTATATTGAATATTTCTTTGGAAAAGGCTTCGATGTCTTTTTCTGAAACGTTTATGTAAATATAATAGGCTCCACCTATTTTACCCGAAGTTACCAAGTCTATATTCCAAAACGATTTATATTTTTTAATCAATTTCAATATATTATTAGTATTAGAATCATCTATAATAGATATTAAGCATTTAATTTTTTTCATTTTTAATTAATTTCCTGATATAGTCATCTAAATATAATTTAGATTTTTCCATTTTTATGTTTTGTCTATATAATATGTGAGTACTTTCTTGATTATAAACATTTAGTTTTATAAATTTACAAAAGTCAGATATGG